ATCGGCCTTGGGTTCCTCGCCGTCAAGGCGTGAATCCAAGCATCGGTCCCACGCTTGCGACAGGGATTGAAACCCCATCTACCGCTTGCCTGGGAGCGCATCCGACGAAGGATGCCCGTGCACCGGGACGAACCCAGGCGTGCATGGCTTCCTTAGGCGGATTGCCCTTAGCCGATCAAACCCCGTGTGTGGTCCCTATGCTAGGTAGGGTACGGAAGGCCAGGGGAAACTGGAACACCCCTTGCCTTAGTTCGAGTAGATAGTTTGTCAGACCATCCACAAGATTCCGCACAGGATCGCAGAGACGGGTAGGCGGGACCATCCAGTTGATCTCGCGTATCACCACCCGTAGTTTCTCCGCGATCCTCCTCGGACGTGAAGACAGAGCCCTCGTCTTAGGAAACCCTCGGGCGAGGTAGAAGGCACCGCAGATGCGAGCCTCCACCTTCCTGAGGAACTCCTCCAACGTGAACCCGGTCAGAGGATCACGACCGAGACCTACCGCCTCAGGTTCCTGCCGCGAAAGCTCGTCGGCCACCCAGTCGAGGGCCTCCTGCTCCGCAGAGCCGGCGACCTCCCTCCAGGGAGACGTCAGACGAAGGAGAACCCGGGCGCCCTTATCCCCCTGACTCATTGCGACGCGGATCGCTCTAGCCCATTGGGGCCTGAGAGACGATACCGCGCCTCGCTGAGTTTTCGGTGAACAAGGGAACCCAGGCCCCCCAAACTCGCGCGGTAGGTAGGGGTTGAGGCCGGACGACCGAAGGGCTGCAAACTCCCTCCGGTAAATAGCTTCAAGAGAGAACTCCAATCCGGGGACGTACTTAAGAGTAGGTCCCAGGTACCATCTGGCACGCCGAAGCGGGCCAGACAGAACTCGCGGGTCCCCCATAAGGGAGCCCAGTGAGGTGGAGTCACTCCATATAAGCCGTCCATCGGCCCCAACCACGGCGAGACGCTCGGCGAGGCAGCCCGCGACGGTAGATACAAGGTCCTTCGTGGGATGGACCTTACCGCCCAGACTTGAAACCGCGCCGTCGAACCTTCCCATGTCATGAAGACGTGCCACGAACAGCGCGTCGTCACCCACCACCCTGACCCCGTCCCTCAGAGGATGCGCCTGCAAGGTGCACCATAAGGTGTAGAGGCAAAGAAGCGGCCAGGTAGGGCCTCCCCCCATAAGGGGGCTGCCGCCTGTGACGAATGGGATTCGTGCCTCAGCCGAATACGGAAACCCGGTGCACACCGCGACCGGGCTCGCAAACAGCAAGAGGCTGCGTCTGAGCGTCCCGTCCTTGATTCCACGACCTCGGCATACCCCCCGAAGTATTGCCTTGGCCACCGGACCAGGAACGAGATCGCTCGCCCTTACAAGGTCGACCGAGCGAAGACC